GTGTACCGACGACCTCTGAAGTCGTGGGTAGCAACCGGGGAGCTCAGTTCAGTGACGCTCACGATAGCCATTTACAGCCCCGGAGTAGAAGCCAGCGCACTACGCACAATCTGAGCAAGCTCGACAATTAGCCGGGAAATCTTCAGCTCGGCAAAGTCCACGCTCTTGGCTACGTTGTTCGTCGCGGCGATCTGCTTGGCGTTCACATCTCGCTGGGCCGTGACGAATCGAGACATATCGGTGGTCCCTCCCGATCCGAGCTGCAGAGCCGAAATCGTCTTGGGCCCCGTGGTTGTCGTGCTGCTGATGCTGGCTTTGGAAAGCTCGGCGTCTCGAATTGCTTTCAGTGTTTCTTGCAACTGCTGAAGCGCAAACAGGCCAGCCTTGCGATTGCCGTCCTCGCGGATGCTGTCGAGCGCTTGCCGGAGTTCTTCTAGCCTCCGCATTTCTGCGGCGTAGCGATCCTCAATTGCAGCCTTTTCCTTTGCCACTCCGGTAAGCGTTTCCTGGCGTAGCTTTGCTTGGGCCTTCGCCAGTGCCTCTTGCATCCCGCGGATCAGCTCTTCTTCTTTTTGCAGACGCTCTAGCGCTGTCTCGTCCGTTTCAAGCGCCCCGATAATCGGCTTACCGATGACCCACAGGCCGAGCAGCGCCGTGCTTGCGTCCAAAAAGGTCTGCCGCATGGTCCGGCCGGCTTTCCAGATTTCTCCGATAACCGGAACAGCGCCCAACGCCGTTTCAATCAGGTCGCCAAATCCCTTTTCTCCGGCACGGATTTCAGCCGTGACCTTATTCATTTCGTTCGCCGCATTGCCCAACGTGCGGGCAAGCAGCATGGCTGCGCCAGCAGCGCCAGCGCCTCCAAGGATCATCGCCAGGCGTCCGAACTTGCTAGACTCGCCGAAGGTTGCTTTGAGTCGATCAAGCGTGTCTTGTTCGCGCTTTACCGATGAGCCGAGAATCCGCACGTCTTTTGCGGCGCGCTGCATCCCGTTGCTGAACCCCTGGGTGTTCGCAATGACGGCGACGGCTACTTTGGCGATTGCTGTTGACATTGTTTGTTATGCACTGCGGCGAACTGCCGAAAGATCATCTCCATTTCGCGTCCGGTTTTGCGCTTCCTTGGCGGCGCGTCCCACAAAAACCATGTCTCGTCCATCTTCCCGCCGTGAGCTGCCGCCATCACAGCGCCTACCCTTGCAGTTGCCCACTCGTTTCGGTCCCCGAGCGTCTGCAATTTGGCTACCGCGTACCACTCAGCAAACTCCTGCGAGTCAATCCGATTCTGTGCCTCGCGAACGCTGCATCCCAGCAATGCAGCCAGCCGGAACCAAAACAGCCGCTCCGGCCGGCGCTCTAGTTTTTTGACACCTCCGCAAGCTCCGTCTGCCCGATCCGGCTCAGCCTGCGCGATGCTTCAACAATCGCCTCCAGGTCCACGGCATCGAGGTTGGCAGACAACTGCGGCGCGTCGGCGGTCTCAAACAGCCTAACCCCGCTTTCGTCGCAAAGGCTTAGCGCCGCCATGACGCCACGCATGCCCGCCGTAGACTCGCCGCGAGCCGCAAATGCGGCCTCAAGCTCATCTCGCTCAGCGCCAGACATGGCTTGAATCCAGACCTTGCCAGCGCCGCTAGGCAGATCAACTTCAGCAATTCGGCGCTTGCTGCTAAGCAGGCCGTCCTTGCCGAGATGCCCATTACTACCACTCATGCACAGCTCCTATTAGGTGTCTGCCGTAACCGTGATGTTGCCGCTAAACGCGAGTATCGCGCGGCCGCTCATCACGCCGTCCATCGGAACCCCAACGGAGAATTCGCGCATGAACGCAGAGCCAGACCACGTAGCGCCCTCGTCAAACGTAATCGTGCAAGACTCGGCCGACCCCTCCAGCGGAGGCAGGGTGTCCGGGTTGAAGTTGAATTGGACCTCCAGTTCGCCGGGGTCCACGACATCGCCGGGAACCTTGGGCAGGTTGCCGAACTTACCAGAGCCGGCCGCCGCCAAGTTCATGTGCGGCAACGGAATCGCTGGACGGGATGCCCCAGTCCAGTTGATGTCCGTGATTTGCGCAAAGAACGAGGTTCCAAACGTAATGGTCGTTCCCGAGCCTTTCCAAGCTGCTGACGATGCCATGACTAATCCTCCGCGGCCGTGATCGTGAATTCCATTGAGGTGTGGTACACGACCCTGCCGGATTCTCCCTCGGGCATGTCGTAGTCATCCGACTGCGACTCAAGCACGACCCGATTAACGTCCTTCGTAAAGCTCCCGCTGCCGAGCGTACCATTCAGCGCAGACAACTCGGTGCGAATCTCTTCCGTCATCGCCTCGAGGTCTTGCGCCTCTTTGGAGTAGCAGTCGATTACGATTGAATGGTCTGCGTTCTTTGCGGTTCCGCCCATGTGCCGGCGGTGCTCGCTGCTTTGCCTTGACAGCGTTACCCACGAATTGGCAGACCTCAAAACGCCCAGCGGCGCTACCATCGCGTAGACGTGCTGGCCAACGTGCGCCGATATGGACGCCGTGTTCAGCAGGTGCGCTCGCAAGGCTGTTTTGATTCCCGTTGCCATTACTGCTTTGCCGCCGCCGTTATTTTCCGAGCCTCATCGGCCCACGCCGACTCGATTCCCGTCTTGACTTCCGAAAACAGTATGCGTCGCTCTGCAGGCCAGGATGTGTCCACTGCTTCGCGAAAATACCGGATCGGCTTCAGGCCGGTCTTCGGCGATCCGTATTCCAGAATCGCCGGGTAGTACCACTTGCTATTGGCCGGAATTCCCATTGCTTCGCGCGTCGGCAATGCAACGGTAGCTCCGAGCTTAGTCCGACTTCGGCGAATGGCGCGAATCGAACTTCGCTTGATTTCTTTCCTCAAGCGTCCGGTTAGCACGGGAACGCGCGGGACGATGGCTGAGCGCATTCGCTTTGCCGTGTTGCGCATCGCCTTGCGAATTACCTTCCGCTGTACTCCGTCCGGAAGCATCGCCAGGGAGCGCTCTAGCTCCACGTCGCCCAGAATGCTTATGTCTACCGCCGGCTTCGCCATCACACCGTTTCCGTGCAGACAAGTTCTGCCCACCGACCCCGTTCGTTGACGTTCCGCACCTCGCGGATATGCAGGACGCGATTCCCTACCTTTGTCCGCAGCCGATGCGCCGTGGTCAGGCCGGCGATCCACCGGCCCACAACCTTGTGCGTAACGTCCGCGTGCAGGGCCCGGCCCGATACCAACTCGCGACCAGACAGCGGCTCGATGCTGACACGCCACGGCTGCCCGATGCTGCTGTCCAGCGCGTACGTCAAAGACATCCCCCCGAGAGCGTCAATCGTCTCATCGAGAGTCTCGACATACACCGGATGCCTTAACGCCCTTGCGTTCATCAAAGCACCGCGAACCGGCCGCCGGCTGAGAGCATGGCCTTGGCACTCTCAGTCAGGATCGCGCCGGGCACTATCGCCGAGCCAATAGCAAATGCCGTTTCCTCGCCCTCGTCATAGGCCGCCTTGACGATCATCAACACGCCCTGGCGGATGCGACCAGGCACGAGGTCCGGCGTCGCGCCATACCCACAGGTGTAGGTGATCGTCACCGCGCCGTCCTGGGTCCGAGTCGTGGGCCACGTATAGCCATAAGCCAGGTCCACGCGACCCGGCTTCTCCCGCGCGTTATACGTGTAGTTGCTGCTCGAAAGAGTCTGCGTGGCCCCATTGTTGTCCACGTACTGGACCGTCGAGACGGCAATCAGCGGCGGATAGGCCAGACGCATCGTGTCGCTGAACGCATCGAACCGCTGCACGCGCGTCGCCGAGATAAACTGCTGGTGGCAATACTCCTGGGCGATCTCGGTTGCGAGGTCGATAAATCGCTCGAGCTCGGCGTCGTCGTCGTGGTGTCCAATGCGCAGGTACGTTCGCGCATCTTCGACCTCTACGACCCGCCGAGTAGGCGCGACCGTTACGACAACATCGAAGCCCATTTACGGCCTCCCGCCGCTGGCCCGGATCGTGATGTATGCGGGGTCAGTTACCGCCGTAGCTCCGAACCGGATCGCGTATGCGTTCCGTGCGTTCAAGTGAAAGTGCGCACACTCCGCCGCTTCGATCTCGTGCGGGCCTTCAGCCGTCACGAATGGCAAGTTGCTGGTCGCAGTGTCGAAGTCGGTCCCCGACAGGTACGTGTACCACTCTCCGTCGGGATGGTCCTTGAGCTCCACGCGGAACGCATTCAGCCCGTTGCTAGTGACGCACACCTCCACGTTCAGCAGGCCAATCCCGTCGATCACCCAGTCCGAAATCTCGGACGTGCTGCCGATGGTGGTGATGCCAGTTGTGTCAACCTCGAAATCTACGAGCTCGATTTGCGACGGGCTACGCATCTTCCGAGGCTCTACCGCGGCCGGCAGCAGCGCCGCTGATGCGAGCCACGCGCCCAACACCACCAGCGGGGCCGTGCCGGCCGTGATGCCTGATAGCCGC